TATATAAGATTCCAAGCAGCCTATGCCCCATGGGGCATATGTCACACAAAAGGCGGTAATAGGTCAGCAGACCGTATCCGCCTTGGCACAAAATTGCGCGTAGCTGTCAGATTTTTTGCTATAAAAGCGGATGGGTCGTGATCGCCCCACCGCAAATGCGGCCGTCACACGGACGCGCTATTCCGCAGCGATTACACGCTGCCACCAAATTCGCATACCATCACGCGCGCGGAGCTGCCGTCAAGGCAATGGCGAAGTACGCCCGTTCTCGAGCCACTCGTAAACACGGCGGCGGATTTAAGAAGCGTTACACCCCCAAGACGGTACTCGGAAAGCGAAAGATTGCCTCCTCTGCAGGAGGAGTATCGAAGCGCCGGAAGGTCTATAGCTCGAAGCGCATCAAACCGTACTCTAAGAGAGGAGGAAAGCGACGAGGAGGATCATTCTCCAACGCGATCGCCAAGGTTGACTCGAGCGCTTTTAGCCTTGGACCTGGTCCTCGACTATTCAGCGGGTTCAGGCGCACACAGCAGCCAACGACGGTTAATTGCACAATCTCTTCTCGGGTGTCGTCAACTCCTTCTCAACAGGCCGTCCAGCTTCTTCCAACGTATTTCTTTGCTGGAGACGGCTCTGCGGGCGACCCCTCTCGACAGTCAGCCTTCACGATAGATTCGTATATCTTGAACCGAGCGGAGCGATGGCTGGCGAACTTTCAGAATTCTGTCCCCACTCAAACCCCTGGAGGCACGAACCAGGGGAGGGACGGCATGAGGAACACGCAAAAGTTTGTGGTGAACAAGATTCACTACGACCAGCAGATCCGGAACATGTCCAACCAGGACGTAGACGTGATCTTATACGATGTGGTTATGAGGAACAACGTGCAACCCAACCTTACCCGCGCAACGGGAACGAACTTGCCCGTAGCCGATCCGTTGAAGGATTGGGAATCCGGACTTCTGATCGAGCAGATTCAGGGGGGCCTCTACTTGGGGACCCGATTAGGTGCCATTGGTACCACGCCGTTCATGTCGACGGCGTTCTGCAAACTGTACCGCATTGCAAAGGTCACGAAGAAAACCTTGTCTTCTGGTGCGGTCCATCACCACCACATTACAGTGAAGCCACGGCAGATGTTCGACACTCAGGTGAAGCGGTATGCGGACGAGACAGCGCCGGACCTGGACACAACAGGCCTGATAGGGGTTTCCTCGCGTGGGCCCTATCTCCCCGGCATGAGTGGATTCACGATCTTAGTAGCGTCGGGCTCTATTGGCAACAATAATGTTGAGAAGGCGCAAATCGGCTACACATCAACGGCGCTCGACGTTGTTACAAAGGGAAGCTTTAGCTTCAGCAACTTCACGCGGGAGCGCAGGTTCCACCTTAACTTCGATGGCCTCGCCACGAACGTGAACCAGATCGTCACGGACGACACGGACTTGATCGGCCCTGTCCAGGAGGCTTAGCTAACCCAGCCCTATCAAACCCCCCTTTTAGGAGGCCCGGGGCTCCGGGCCGGATGTATGGCTGTCCGAACGAAGTTCGGACACACCACGTGAGGTGGGAGTTAAAAAAATTTTGGAGCGATATTTATTATTTAATACAATAGTAGTATCAAACACAAAACTATAGTTCCCTGACCCAGAGTTCATCTTCAGGTTCAGGGTAAAGGTTTATGATGTTCAAACGTCTATACACTTGGTAGTTATAGGTGAAGGGGAACTTCTCCGTGCATGTAAACAACTTAGGGGTTCCTTTAGGGATCCAAGCGTTGATATTTCTACAGTGGATACTTCGCCCTAGGGCGTTGTCCACTAGAGCAATTTGGCTATGTAAAGGCCATTTACCCTTTCCCGTTGAAAGGTCACCGGTGAATCTGATTTCATCAAATACGATTCCCTTGTGAGTTGCGTCCAACCGGCGCAAGTCGTCGATCTCATTAACAATGAGGATCTTGCCGAATCGCTCGACCATGTGGTTAACGGCCCATGTTGTCTTTCCGCAGTTGCTGGGGCCGAGCAGGACGACTGACTGCTTGAAGTGCTCTGGGAGGACCATAAAGGCAAATCGGGTGTCGATCGTTGTTGGGCGCACTGCGTCCAATTCCATTGGCTCATCGCGAGAGGAGACGCCGACGGGGGTTCTAAGTTGTCGCCAGACGTCGGATTTCCAGAGGGGACTAATATCGTGCTCGTAGCACCACTGAGTCCACGCTCGCTGGTTGTCGGCGAAGCCGGCGGCGACGGCGAAAAGGTCATATTTACGTTTTCCACCTTCGGCAGCACTCGAATCGAGAGCTTCTTGAAAGGTACATTTCCACTGATAAAGTTCAATGAGGGTCTTATTCTTTCCGCGGCAGTAATTAATACATTTCGGCCACGAGTCCGCGACGGTGACGTTGGGGTGGAAGTTTTTACAGTCCGCGTTGTACGCATAGTCAAAGTATCTACAGTTGGTCGTGTTGAGTTTGGTCTCGAACTCCAGCGCGATGTGGATGTGCGGGTTGCCGTCTTGGTGCAGTTCGATGCAACCGACGGCTCTTTTGACCTTGCGAAGCGCATCGATTCTTGAGAAGATGTCTTCGGGGTCTTCGCAGCACTGCGAGTACGTTAAAAGGAATTTTTTGGCGGACCAGCGAACGCTCTTGGCCGTAGCTTGTGTGACGGTCGGAAGGTCATGTTGATCGGCGAAGTCGTCATCAGAGGCGGAGGCCTCGTCGAGAATAAATTGAGACATTTGTGCGACGCGAGAATTGGGGATTCTGAGTAGCGAAAGCGGGGCATGGGGCATAGGCTGCTTT